GGGCGGATCGGCAAAGTTGCCGCAGATCCGCTGTTGCCGCTGCGCGCCTTCATCGACATCGGCGGCGCCGGCGCTGCGGCCGATGCCTTCACGATCTGGATCGTGCAGTGGGTCGGCAGCGAGATCCGCGTTCTCGACTACTACGAGAGCGTCGGCCAGGTGCTGGCGTTTCACGTCAACTGGCTGCGGTCGCGCGGCTACGATCACGCGATCCTCTATTTGCCGCATGACGGCATCGCCACGAACAACTTCACGGGCAAGCGTTACGAGGATCATCTGCGCGAGGCCGGCTTCTCGGTCGAGCCGCCGGTGAAGAACCAGGGGCCTGGTGCGGCCATGATGCGGATCGAGGCGCTGCGGCGGCTCGGCCCGCAGCTCTGGTTCAATGCAGACACGACCGAGCCCGGCCGCGAAGCGCTCGGCTTCTATCACGAGCGCAAGGACGAGACGCGCAACATCGGCCTCGGCCCCGAGCACGACTGGTCGAGCCACGCTGCGGATGCGCTCGGGCTGATGGCGATCTGTTACGAGCAGCCGGGCAGGGTGGCCGCTTTCAACCGGCCGATCCGATATGCGGACAGGGGTTGGGTGTGAGCGAAGGCTGGTCGTCAGGTAAAACCTGTGGTTGACTTGCGATCTCTACCGTTGGTGAGTTTTGCAGCGATCGTGGTGGGAATACCGGTGGTTCAATCGGTATGCGTTGGACGTTGGAGGAAGCAAGCGTCCGAAGGCAGTCTCGTTGGATGGCAGTGGCGACGGTTCTGGTCACGATGTGCATCGCCGGCTCGCCAGCGATGGCGATCGGTTATCTGTCCGGGGGTTTTGCCCCGAGCGAAGCGCAGCAGGTAGGGTTGAAAGGGCAATTCTATGTCCCCGAGCCGCCGCCGAAGACCGAACCCTATCTGTCCGAGTCGATGAAGAAAAATCCGGCCTATGCGCGAGCGCTGAACGCATTGCTCGATCATGCCGAGAAGCTACCTCCCTGGGCTCATGGAATGGGCAGAGGGAAGGGCTGGAGCGTCGAGACACCCGCCACCAGTGTCGCGATCGACGGCACAACGTACGAGCTGTTTTACACCTGCGAGTCTCAGAATTGTAACGTCAGCCAGCTGGTTGTCATGTTTGCTCCCAGCGCGACCCAAGCGTGGGGCGTTCTGTCTCATGAAGGGACCGTTTCCTACCTCGCGCGCCAAGCGCTACCCAGCAGAACGCTTTGAGGGAAGCGCTTGGCCGTGACAAATGATGCGGTGAAGTCGCAGCGCGCAGGAACTCCTGCAGTGGTGTGGCTGATCCAGTGCTGATGGCCGAATGACGGTTGCCGATAAGATCGGGCCGTGTGGCTCGGTTGCGCTCCAGCGCCACCGGCGCAAGGAAAGTGTCAAATAGCGAAAGATTGGACAGCGGTCCTTGCGGGCCGCTGTGCTCGTCTGTGGAGATGATCGCGATGCCCAACAACATCACTTGGATTGAGAGCGAAGGCAAATCGGACGCAAAGAACCCGAACTCGAGCGCTCTCGGGCTAGGGCAGTTTGTGAACCGGACATGGCTCGAGATGATCAAGCGCCTCGAGCCCGAGTTGGCGAAAGGCAAGTCGGACGCCGAGATCCTCGCGATGCGCACCAATGCCGCTCTTTCGCAAAAGATGACTGACGTGTATGCGGCAGAAAACCAAGCGAGGCTTCGCCGGGCCGGCGTCCCCGTCACGCCAACGTCGACCTATCTCATGCATTTTGCCGGCCCGGGCGGCGGCGTCAAATTGATGAAGGCGGATCCGAATACGCCGGTGGAATCGATCCTCAACAATGATGCCATTGAGGCTAATCCCTTCCTTCGGGGCAAGACAGCCAGCTGGGTCATCGCCTGGGCGAACAAGAAGGTGGAGAAAGCTGCGGTGTCTCAGCCCAACGCAGCGCTCCGCCGCGTGCCGTGGGGCGCTGGCAGTCAACCCATTCCTTCCCTCCCGCAGATGCAGGCTGTGGCACCGGCGTTCGGTGCAACGAGCTGGCCTTCGCGCCCCGCTTCGCCCAATGTGCTGTCTCCGGATGACGTTCGCCGGTTTGCCGGAGCGCCAAGTGCCGCGCGGGTTCCTTTTCTGGATGGAACGACACGGACCCAACAGGTGCTCGATAACTCGCTTCCCGCCCCAGGAGCCGCACCTTGGGACCTTGCCGATCGCTTCGGCAAATGGAGCGGCCTCGGTGGGGTATTGGGGCCGGCGAGCGCAAGCTACGCGTCCATCGCGGATGGATACGACGCGCCGTCGTCTCGGGCCGGCAGCGTGCCGGCTCCGAACGCACCCGAAGAGACCATCGTCAATGCGCCCGCCGTCCGTCGCAGCGACATCCGCCAGCTGACCCGGCGCGACGTTTCGAACGAGGCGGATGTGTTTACGTCAGGTGCCTCGCCGGTGCCGTATCTGCAATAGAGGTGAGGCTTGGCCTGCCGGATATCGCGCACGAGTTCTGACCAAAAGAGTATTTCATGGCAAAGATGTCGATTTCTGAAGTGAAGGCGATGCTCGCCTCGGAGAAAGCCAACGCGCTCGCCGCCATGTCGGCGGCGCGGCTCGCCGAGGAGCGTGCCGATGCAATGGACTATTATCTCGGCGACATGCGCAAGGACATGCCGGTGCAGGACGGCCGCTCGCGCGCGGTGTCGACCGATGTCGCCGACACCATCGAAGGCCTGATGCCGCAGCTGATGGACATCTTTGCCGGCTCCGACGAGGTCGTGCGCTTCGAGCCGGTCGGGCCGGAGGACGTCGCCGCCGCGCAACAGGAGACGGATTACGTCAATCACGTCTTCATGCAGCAGAACGGCGGTTTCATGGTGCTCTACTCCTTCATCAAGGACGCGCTGCTGTCGAAGGCCGGCATCGTCAAGGTCTGGTGGGAGGAGCGGGAAGAGGAGAGTCGCGAAACCTACTACGATCTGACCGACGACCAGTTCGCGCTGCTCGCCCAGGACGTCGCGGAATCGAACGGGGCGATGAAGATCGTCGCGCACACGGTGCATGGCGGGACTGATCAGAGAGACGCGTCGCAGATGACGTCTTAGTGCTCAAGGCCGCGATGATCCCGGATACCGCTGGGGACACGTGCCTGATCCCTTGCCAGCCCCAACGCCATATGCGCGCCATCTTTCCTGATCGCGATCGTTCGCGATCGCAATGTCGTGTGTGCACCTCGACGACCGGCGGCCGATCGTCACCACGCGCAAGCCTGCGCAGGCGCGGGTGATGCGGGGTCGCCCGAAGAAGAGATGCGCGGTCACAAAGCACTATGTGCGGGTGGACCATGAATGCGTCGGCCCAGGCTTGGTTTGACGATGTTCCTATTCTGTTCTATATAAATCACAGATGGTGGCGCAGTACGCGCGCCCTTGTACGGCGAAAGCCGTCGGTGACGCTTTATGTTCACAGGCGCTACGTCCCGACGAATGAACAGGTGACCATGGCCGAAGGGCAATATTGTATCGTCAAAGTGGAGCTTCCTCTTCTTGGTGGGGGCGCCGGCCACAATGGCTTGATCCAGGACTACATCCGTTACGACACGTACTAGATCGGCCAGGCTGACTTGCCGCCAAATGAAAGGCACACACGTTTCGCGCGCAGAGCTTGGTTCACCGGAAGAACATCATGGTCGCTCTCTTCACAGTTTTGGCGGGCCTCGCCCTCGTCTGGTCAGGCGCAATGTACATGCGGGTCTTCAATGCCGCACGCGAGCATCTTCCGCCGCAGTTTCAGGACTACGAGAATGCTCGTTATGCACTCGACGTGTGGGCGTTGCATCATCCGATGCCTCTCACTGTGCAAGCAGACTATGTCCGACTTACCAGAGGAAGCGCCCTTATGGTGCTCGCCGCCGCATTGGCCTGCCTTTCATCTGGTCGGGCGGATGCGATGGTCTTTGGCGTCTTGTTATTGGCGGGCTTTGTTTACAGCGTATTTTACGCAATCAAGTGTTCGAGAACTTACGAACAAAATTGCAGGCGGGCCGAGGCCCAGGATGATGAGCAGAACGAATGAGCGACAAAGGCACTTATGGCGGATTTACAGTGGGAATTCCGGCACTGGGAGGATTGGGCGTTGGGGCCTATATTGACAATTCAGGTCGGCTTTATCCGCAGCTCTACTACGGTACGCCTGGGTTCGGCATGTCGGCAGGATATACCAATGATCTGGGAGCTCTGCTGACGGGGCCATCGGCAGCGGGGACCATCGGGCGGGGGCCGGTCGGGGCGAATGTGGCGACCGTGGGCAGCGAGACCGGCGTTGGGTTTGGTACGCCCGGCGTCGGCGTCACCTACGGATATGGTCCCCTCGATTTCTCGGAGGACTACTCGCAGCCATGGATCAAAGAGCTCATCAGAGATTCCGTTGACGGAGCGGGGCTGCCGAGCCCCCGAACCGTGTGGGAATATGGCTATCCCGAGCCGGAACATACGAGCAGCCCCCAACCAAGCGCCGTTCCCGTTCGACGTCTGACACGCATGGATTCCGCGAACGCCGGCGCTGTTTCGGCGTCGGGAGGTGCTCCAGCGCCTTATCGATCGACGTTCAACGAACGATTTGGCAATTGGCGCGAGTTGCCTGGTGAGCCGCAACCGTCGCAGGCCAGCAGGCCAGTCGGTGAGTTTGCAAAGGAGCCAAACGCGTCCATGGCATCGTCAATGCGAGGATTTGACACTCGCAATGACGCGAGGAGCGCGTCAAGCGGTTCGGCCGGCGGGCTGCTGGGCATGATCCAGGACTATATGCGCAGCCGCGGCTACTAGGCTCCCGTCGCGATGTTCGTCGGTCCGAGCGCAGGATCAGGACAACGACCCGATCGTGATGACGGCTCACGAAAGGCCCCTTTCATGTGGTCGCTCGAGTTTCTCGTTTGGTTATTCGTGGACGTGATTGGTGGAGGCTCGGCTGCGAGGTCGGGCGTTGACTCTTGTTGAGGTCTAATCGCCGACGATTTCTTGCATTGTAATGGAGACCTTGTCAGATGGTAGTCGGTTGGGTTCTGGATCTCATTTGGTGGGGCATCGGTTATGCCGTGGCACGGCTGGTGCTGCCTCTTGTGTCTTTCGGTAAAGTGCAAGTCGGGACGGCTCTCGACTCCAATGGGTTTGGGTGGCTGGGTTGGCGACGCATTGACGGTGGCCGACTTGAAGTCGAGACCACTTTCGCCGCCCTGATCGGTCTGGTGATTTGTTGCGCCGGACTTGCAGCGGTTCTCTATTTTATCCATATCTAGCGCTGGAGCGGCTGCAATATTGCCCGTCGGATGACACGCGAGCACTGCCTCATTGGCAACGCTCGTCGGTTCTGCAGGCTCAATATTAAAAAGTCCCTTTCATGTGGCTGCTGAAATTTCTCGTGTGGTTGGTCGTGGACGTGACTTGATGGTGGCTCAGCCATGAGGTCGGACGCCGGGTATTGACGCTTGCTTCGTTCGACAGGATGCAAGCCGGACCATTCGAATCGGGCGGCTCCGGATACAATTGGCTCGGTTACAAACGCAACCTGACGGGGCAGCTGGAAATCGAGTCAACTCTCGTTTCGGGTGTCGGACTGATCACTTTCTTCTTCGCGCTCGCGGTGATTTTGTACTTCGTCGCTTAGTTTCGGGGACTATGCGGTAGCCCAGGCCTCATTGACGAAGTTCCCACTTTGTTCTATCTAAACCATAGATCGTGGTGGGGGGCGCGCGCTCTTGCACGGTGCGAGACGGAGCCGTAGTTGGCCGCTTTGCGATCGAGGCAGCGCACACGCGATTTCCCAAGGATTAGCAGATGAAGCATTTGCCTGGAGAAGCACTTGGAATCCGGAAGTTTCCAATACTCAACGTTCTGTCGCTGCTGGCAATTTCTTTCATCATCTCCGGATGTTTCTGGTCCGGACCGTGGCCTCGCGTCGACGTCAATATCGAGGGATTGGGTGAAGGCGAGCTGGGGAAATTCGTTGGCCGCAACACCAACAATGGCGGCGATGGTGTGAAGCAACTGACAAAAGAGTTCATCATCAAGCAAACGTCCGCCAAGGGCATCTCTCGCGGCGATGCAGAAGCCTTGGGTTTGCAATGCGCCCCGGCGCCCAGCCAGGAGTGCAGCTATTCGGGCGAATACTGGGTTCGGGACGACCAGCGATATGTCCCGCGCGATGGTCCCGACTACCGAACACGATCATTCTATTACGTCGACGTGCGGCTCTCCCGTCTGAGGCCGCATGATGTCGTGGTGCAAGTTCATAGGCGCTACGTTCCCGACGAGTGAACAGGTGAAACATGGCTGAAGGGCACTATCGTATCGTCAAAGTGGAGCTTCCTCTTCTTGGTGGGATCGCCGGCCACAATTTTCTTGTTATGATCGACCCGGATGGGAAGGTCATCGGCGAACTGCACGGTCTGGCGACAGATGCGCAGGGACGTGCCAAGCCTATCGGAAACTTGCCGTCTGACAGGTTGAAGGGTCACGTTGACAAGCGTTGGTATCACCCAGATTTTGCTCAGGCAGAAGTCGCCTCCGGCGACCCGGCCAAGATCATGAATTTGTGGAACGCCGCCGTGGCTGCGCGCACAATAATGGACGCGCGAGACATCCAATATCCTTGGTTCGGACTGGGGCAAAACAGTAATTCGTATCTGAGCACGTTGATCGCTTCCATGGGCTTGACGGAGCCGCCGCTGCCCGGCGGCGCGCCTGTCAAACCAGGCGCGGGAAGCATGTTGCTCGAGCCGAACGACATTCAGGGGATCCAGCGTCAGCACAATATCGGTGCGGCCCGCTCCGGGGATGCATCGACCTCAGGTCCGCAGCCGGGCGGTGTTGATCAGCTAAGTCCCCTGGATTCCGCGACACCATCGTTCGGTTCTGTTGGAGCACCAGGTAACCGCACAATTGCACCGCCGGCTCGCATTCGGCGTTCCCTGGTCACGCCCCCGCAGGGCTTGCCCAGTACCGCAATCTCCGGCGCGAAGGGACCGACGTCGCTTAGCGGACCTAATGGTCCAGCACCATTGGCGCCTCCTCTGCGCCCGCGCTCGCAAGCCCCTGCGAGGCCCGAGCCGGCTGGCGATCCGACTCTGCCGCCCTCGCACTTCGCGTCCGCTCAGCTTGGTTCGCCTGCGTATCCTCCGACACGATTTCCGCTCGAGGCGTTGCTTGCGCCTGATCGCAATCGCGCGTTGGATCAATGGGCCTCGTCTTCACCGCGGAGAGACGCATCTCCGCCACTGCAACGCGCTTCTGCCGACCTGCCAGGCGAGGTCCCTTCGATCACACGGGACGTTCCATCCGATCTCGATCGGCCGCCGGCCGGCGGACTGCTCGGCATGATCCAGGAATACATGCGCAGCAACGGCTACTAGACTAGCCGCTGTTGCTTTTCTGCCGCCGGTCTAAACGCGGCAAAACCTGAAAGTTCAGTCACACATGCCCGTTCCCTTGCTAGCCCCGGCGCCGTCCGCGCCGATGGGCTCTCTCGTCACGCACGACGTCACCATCGTCACCATGCGCAAGCTTGCGCAGGCGCGGGTGATGGGTGTGCCTCCGGAAGAATTCGGCATCGAGCGCGGTGCGCGCAGCATCCGCGACTGCAATTACTGCTTCCACGAGGTCGTGACCAAGACCGAGGCCCAGCTGATCGCGGAAGGTTTTGATGCCGCCCAGATCAGGGCGTTGCAGCCGCATACCGGAACGACCGAGGTCGAGACGCTGGCGCGCGACACGGTCGAGGAGCATCTGTCCGCGACCGCCGGTGGCGGCAGCGCCAATTCGGCGGCGCGACTGGTGCGCATCACCGAGCATTACGTCCGGATGGACTATGAGGGCTCGGGCCGGCCCTGCCTCTACCAGGTCATCACCGGCGGCGACCAGGCCGAGATCCTGCGCAAGGACGGCAAGGACTGCATCACGCCGTTCGACGAGATGCCGTTTGCGGCGACCACGCCGGTGCCGGTGACCCATCGCTTCTTCGGCCGCTCGATCGCCGATCTCGTGATGCCGTTGCAGCGCGAGAAGACCGCGCTGAAGCGCGGCGCGCTGGATAACCTCTATCTGCACAACAATCCGCGCGTCGAGGTCGCCGAGCAGAATGCCGGGCCGAACACGCTGGATGATCTCCTGGTGTCGCGGCCGGGCGGGGTGGTCCGCACCAAGACGGCGGGCGGGCTGAACTGGCAGGTGGTGCCCGACATCACCACGTCGATCTATCCGATGCTGCAATATATCGATGCAGAGCTCGAGATCCGCACCGGCTTGGCTAAGCAGACGCAAGGCATCGACGCCAACGCGCTGCAGAACCAGTCGGCGACCGCGGTGGCGCAGGTGTTCTCGGCTTCGCAGATGCGCATCAAGCTGATCGCCCGCATCATGGCCGAAGGCGTGCGCGACATCTTCGCGCTGCTGCACGGCACGATCCGCAAACACGGCCAGCGCCAGGAGACGGTGCGGCTGCGCAATGCCTGGGTCGAGGTCAATCCGCGCAACTGGAAGACCCGGGACGACATGACCATCAATGTCGGCCTCGGCGCCGGCGGCAAGGCGCAGCAATTTGCCCAGACCATGGCGATCGCCAACGTCCAGAAGGAGCTGCTCGCCGGCGGCAAGATCAACCTGGTCGGCGACCGCCAGCTCTACAACACCGCGGCCGAGTTGACGCGGATCATGGGGCACAGGAATCCAGATCAGTTCTTCAACGACCCCACGGCCGTCAATCCACAGACCGGGCAGCTGCTGCATCCGCCGCCGGCACCGCCGCAGCCGCCGCCCGACCCTAAACTGTTGGCGCTGCAGGCGCGGCTGCAGGTCGACCAGATCGCCGCCGCGCACAAGGCGCAGGTGGAGCGCGAAAAGGCGCAAGCCGATGCGATCCATCAGCAGGTGAAGATGCAGGCCGAGATCGAGATTGCGAAGATCAGAGCGGGCCTGGATGCGAAGATCGCTGTGCTCGATGCGCATCTCAAAGCCCTCGGCCACGAGCAGAAGCGTGAGCATGCGCAGGAGCAGCACCGCATGGATGTCGCCGAAGCCGCGCTCGATCTTGCCGCATCTGCGGCGCGTCGCGAGATGAGGACGCGGCCGAGCAAGGAGGAGGGGAGCAATGTCTGACGAAGGTGTGCTGGAGCGGGCGGCGGCAAGGGCCGTTCGGGCCGAGGCATTGCTCGGTGACGAGCTCTTGAACGAGGCGTTCGCGGAGCTCGAAAAGAGCTACATCGCGGCTTGGCGCGCCACCACGGTCGACGATGCCGCGGGACGCGAAAAGCTGTTCCTCGCCATCAACATCGTCGGCAAGGTACGGGATCATCTCGCAGGCGTCGTTGCCGACGGCAAGCTGGCGCAGGCGGAGCTGAAGGAGCTCGCCGAGACGGGGGAGCGCCGGAAGCGGTTCGGGATCATTTAGTTCTTGCAACCAAGGCGAGAACGGTCAATATTGTTCTGCGTTTGTTCTTTAGCGGGGTGATGGGTCATTGTACAGATGGCCTCACCCAAGGCTTGAGTGATTGCATGCGGTTCTGCCCGGTTATTCTTGATCCTAGAAGCGGCATCGCACGTTCGCTTGCCCCACTGCTTTCCTTCTGGGCTTTCACTATCCTCCTCTTCGGTCAGTCCGGCGCGGAAGAGAGCTCATTCGACAAGGCGCTGTCCTATCGCGCGGCGAATTATTGCCGTGGTGTTGTCGGGCGCCCGGTCGCGCTCAGCGACGACCGAGAGATCCTATGTCTCGACGGCCGGATCGAGAAGGATGCGGACATATCGTCGGCAAATAAACTGAAGGAAGGCGGGCTGTTCGTCGTTCGAAGTGCCGGCGGCGACATAGCTTCCGTGATTGCTCTTGCCAATGCGCTGCGTGAACGACGCGCAGTGGTCATTGTGTATGACCAATGCTTGTCGAGCTGCGCCAATTATCTTCTGATCGCGTCCGATCAAGCCTACGTGCTGAAGGGAAGTCTGGTTGCCTGGGACTATGAGAGCACCGAACCCGCGTTTCCATCCTGCGCAAAATTCGCGATGGAAAAAACGCGAGATAGAGATTACCGCCTGCAGCGCGGCTCCTGCAGCCCCTTGCCGGCTGACGAGGCTCGTTGGCGGGACATCCTGCTGGCCCAAACCGGATTTTACAAGGAGCGCATGGTCGACCCGTACTTTGAGCCACCACCGGACAATCGCTATCTGCGGAAGGTCGTCAAGTCCCTCTATCCCAATACTCATGCCTATCACCATATCGGCTGGACTCTTCACCCCAGATACTTTCCGAGATTGTTCAAGACCATGATTGTCTACGAGTCCTATCCGGAAGGACAGGCCGAGGTGGACGAGATGGTAGCCCGGCTGCGTCTCGAGATGCGGGTGATTTACGATCCGTAGCTCAGGCGCCTGCTCGACGGCGATGGGGAGCCAATTCGTTCTTCAACCCATGAATTTGGAAAGTGTGGCGTATCAAAGATGAATGAAGTACCGACCGACAGCGATAGACAGAATCCGATCCTCGACTATCCCGGCTACTACATGCCTGGCTTTTTTTCGTGGCTGCTGGGTGAGATCCCAAGATTTGGTATTCCGGACTGGGGTCCCATTCCGCAGCTGCCGCGTGAGCGGCCCGTTACGCCGCCGTCCCGAAATCCCAACCTTCCGCCGGCGCACGAAGTCGATCCTCCCGATCGTCCACCCGAATGGCTGTTCGGTCCGCCGCGTATCGTCCAAGCCTCTCCTGTCTCACGCCAGACCATCGCTGAGACCCCTTCTTCGTCACATCCATCTTCAACGCCGCTAGCCGATGTGATTATTGACCGCATTCGGCAGCTGCAACAGCAAAACGCGAGCCAAACTCAATCTTCTGCTTTCGGCGCAGGATCTGCCTCTCAAGACAAGTCGCCGATCCGGCGTTTGACGCGTGTCCGGCCAGCCTGACGTCGGGCAGCGACACCGATCAGGTCGATCATCCTGAACACGCCGACCCTGCGTGAGACGCGCGGGCGCCCGGCAGATACGTCTCGCAGACCCGCGAACCGGAAGTCGAACTCCGCGCGATCGCTTGGGCGAGAACGAATACGCCAGCAACTAGCCGCAGTTCCAGGAGAGGGCGCAGCGACATCGCTGCGTCGTCGGGACAGCACGGCTCTCACAAGGACATATCGATGGCTCTACCAACCTCAACTTTCGTCACCTACTCCGCGGTGGGCAACCGCGAAGACCTTAGCGACATGATCTATCGCATCGATCCAGTCGACACGCCGTTCATGAGCGGCGTCGACAAGGAAAAGGCGACCGCCGTCAATCACGAATGGCAGACGCAGGCTCTTGCCGCGGCCGACGGCGCCAATGCTCAGCTCGAGGGCGACGATCCCAACACCAACACCACCACGCCGACCATACGGCTCGGCAATCTCTGCCAGATCTCCTACAAGGTCGCGCGGGTCTCGGGCACGCAGCAGGCGGTCGATCACGCCGGCCGCGACAACGAGCTGGCCTATCAGGAGATGCTCAAGGGCCTCGAGCTCAAACGCGATCTCGAGCTGATCCTGTGCGGCACCAACCAGGCCAAGGTGGTCGGCAACACCACGACGCCGCGCAAGACGGCGTCCGTCCTGTCCTGGATCGTGTCCGCGACCTCCAAGGGCACGGCCGGCGGGGCTGCGGACCCGGCGGTCGCCGACGGCACCGGCACGCGCACCGACGGCACCCAGCTCGCCTTCACCGAGGTGCGCCTGAAGACCGTGCTCTCGACGATCTGGACCAATGGCGGCAAGCCCGGCACCATCATGACCGGCGCCTTCAACAAGCAGGTGTTCTCGACCTTCACCGGCCGGTCCACCGCGATCGAGGAGTCCAAGTCGAAGAAGATCGTTGCATCCGTCGATGCGTACGAATCCGATTTCGGCAAGCTCAAGGTGATCGCCAACCGCTTCCAGCGGCCGCGCGACGTTCTGGTGCTCGAGCTCGACAAATGGGCGGTGGCCTATCTCAACGGCCGCAACATGATCTCGATCCCGCTTGCCAAGACCGGCGACTCCGATCGCCGGCAGATCCTGGCCGAATACGCGCTGGTATCCCGCAACGAGAAAGCCTCCGGCGGCGTGTTCGACAACACGACGTCCTGAGCGCCCGCGATCATTCACCTCAACCTCGGGGCAGCCTTCGGGCTGCCCCTTTCTTTTGGAGAGCCAAGATGCCGCTTCCCGGCAATCGTACCCTCAATACCGCCGATCTCACCGCCTACACCCCGTCATGTGGCGCGAGCCCGGTCGCTGCTTATGTTCGCGTTCCCTTTCGCTGCCGCGTGCTGAAGGTCGCCGGCATCCTCGGCGGTGCGATCACGACCGCCGACGGCACCATCACCGTCGCGGCGAATGCGGCGACGCTGGCGACGTTCACCGTGACCCAGGCAGGATCCGCTGCGGGCCAGCTGTTCTCGGCGGTCCCGCCGTCGCCGACCTACCTCAACGAGGACGACGTGATCGTGCTGACGCCCTCCGGCGCTTCAGGCGCCTCGATCCCCATGCATTACTCCATCTCCGTGAGGACCGCCTGACATGCCGTTCCAGTCCAAACAAAACTCCTCGCGGGTCGGCCCGACCCAGACGATCGTCTATGACAGCAGTGTGGGTGCCGCGAGCGCTTTCGGACCGGGGACGTTTCAGGTCCGCCTGGTCGCGAACTCAGGCTGCTGCTACCGGATTGGCGATGGCGCCCAGACTGCAACCATCTCCGATCCTTATCTGCCGGCCAATGTGGTCGAGTACGTGACCGTCAGCCCGGGCCAGCGCATTGCCGCGTTGAAAGCCGCGACCAACGGCCTGGTCACGGCGACTGCTGGCACGCTGTGGGTGACGGAGCTGTCGTGATGGACGGCGTTCTGATCAGGCCTCACCTCGACAGCAACGGCCGCGAGCTGGCGATCGAGCACGTTCAGGATGTGGCGCCGATCCTGGAATGGAACAGGCAGGCGCGCCAGAACGAGCAGCGCGGTGACTGGGGGCGGCATGTCGCCCGCATCCCCAACGTCATCTATGTCCAATGGCTCAACGAGGAGCATGCGAGGGGCAACACCTCGCTGCGGCTGTTCACGCCCGAATTCGACGCGATCGTCCAGAAAAAGCTCGACGACCCCGAATGGGCCTATTTGCGAACCGACAGGCCGAAATTGCAGGCCGGCTGGTCAGCGGAGCTCACGTGACCCAGATTACCGATTACGCATCGCTGCAAGGCGCAGTTATCGAATATCTCGCCCGCGATCAGGATACGACATTGATCGCGCGTATCCCAACCTTCATTCAGCTCGCGGAAGCCAAGTTCAATCGCCAGCTCTTCGTGCGGCAGATGGAGCAGAGGGCCACGGCGCTCGTCGACCTCGGCTCGAACGAGCCGGAGTTCATTTCGTTGCCGTCGGACTTTCAATCCATGCGTCGGGTCCGGCTGTCCAGCGTGACAGGAAAGCCCTGCCTCGAGTTCAAATCGGGGACGCAGATGGACGAATATCGCTTTGCGACCTCCGATGTCGCCGCGCGGCCGCGCTATTTCACGGTGTTCGGCGGTGAGCTCGAATTGGCTCCGACGCCGGATGCGGCCTACACGATCGAAATGGTCTATCGGCAGAGCGTTCCGCCGCTCGCGGCGAACGGGAATAACTGGCTGCTCACCATGGCACCCGATCTCTATCTCTACGCCGCCCTGCTGGAGTCCGCGCCGTATATCAAGGAAGACGCGCGCATCCAGACCTGGGGCCTCGGCTTCACGTCGGCGCTCGCCGACCTCAACAATCTCGGGCTGACATCGACCTTCAACGCCGGGCCGATGACGGTGCGCGTTTCCGGACAGGTCATCTAGAGGGACGGATATGGCAAGCTTCAACAAGTTCCACTGCTTCGTGCAGGACGTCGCCAACGCACTGCACGACATGAAGACGGGCACCGCGCAGGTCTACAAGGTCTATCTGACCAATACGGCGCCGGTTGCGACCAACACGGTCTATAACGCACCGGCAGATCTCGCGGCAGGCAACGGCTATGCCGCCGGTGGCAACAGCATCGGCACGATCACGGGCGCGCAGACCACGGGCACGTTCAAGTTCTCCGGCGGGACCGATCCGTCGTGGACGGCCTCGGGCGGCTCGATCGGGCCTTTTCAGTATGCGGTGCTCTACAATTCGACGTCGTCGACCAAGCCGCTGATCGGCTGGTGGGACTATGGCACGGCGGTCACGCTGACGAACGGCAATACCTTCATCATCGATCTCGACCAGGCCAACGGCATCCTGACGATCACCTGACATGGCTGCTTTTCTCAACAATTGCCGGTTCATTCCCGCCGCAGGCGGAACGACGGACTGGGTCTATTCCTCGACCGTCGGGGGCTGCCAGTCACCGACGCTTGCCGGAGCAGTCGATGGTCGCAAGTACAAGTTCATCGCGATCAGCAGCGACCTGACGCAATGGGAGATCGCGGAGGGCGCCTATACCGCGGCGAGCGGAACGTTTGCGCGCACGAGCGTGCTGTGTAATTCGTCAGGAACCGGCGTGGCTGCCGGGCAATCTGGGGCAGGCTCGAGGATAAGCTTCAGCGCAGTGCCGAACGTCGCCATCGTCGGCGTCAAGGAAGACCTGATCTCGATCGAGGAGCCCAACGGCTTCACGGCGGGACAGATGGCGCAAGCTCGCGCCAATATCGGCGTGACGAGGAAGAACTATGTCCTCAACGGCGGAATGCAGGTTTCGCAGGAGAACGGCACGACAGCGAGCGCGACAGCTGGCTACTATCCCGCCGATCAGTGGCGAAGCGAATTCAGTAACGCTGGTGTGGTCAGTACGGCACAAGTGGCAAGTTCGACACCTGGCGGATCGCCTTATCGCATTCGCATGACAGTAACAACCGCAGACGCTTCGCTTGCCAGCTCGGATTATTGCGTCATTTCCCAGAGGATTGAAGGAAATCGCATCGCCGATTTGAGGTTCGGCACTGCGGCGGCAAAGACGATCACCGTGCAATTCGGCGTCAGGGCACCCGCGGGGATCTATTGCGTCGCGATTCGAAACGGTACGCCGAACCGCATGATCGTCGGCGAGTACGCGATTGCCGCTGGCGAAGCCAACGCCGACGTCATCAAAAGCGTAACCTTCGCGGGCGATTCGGCGGGGACTTGGGCTTTCGACCATACCCCGGGTATGGAGGTGATGTTCGCGCTGATGGCGGGCTCAAATTTCGTCCAATCTCCCAACACATGGAGCGGGGCTTCCAGCGCTTTTGCGAGCGCGAACCAGTTCAACTTCATGGGCACCGTCGGCAACGTGTTCGAGTTGTTCGACGTCGGCCTCTATGAGGGCAGCGTGGCCCCGCCGTTCCAGCTCCCGGACTTCAACGAGGAATTGGACCGTTGTCAACGCTATTGGGAGAAGAGCTATGATTACGCGACGCCGGTGGGGACGGTGACCAACAACGGCGTCCGCGGTTCGCTACAAAACTCGGCGCCGGCATCATATGGCGCGGGGACGTTCCTGAAACGCAAGCGTGTGGCTCCGGCGGTCACGCTGTACTCGCCGTTCAATGGCGCTGCCGGCAACGGATATGATACCGCGAACCGCGCGGCCAGCGCCGCGAATGTCGGCGAAACGCAGTACATGATTGTCAACGCCTTTGGATCATCCACCACGCCGATCCTCTACCATTACACTGCGAACGCGAGGCTGTAGATGTCTCTTCTCGGCTTCGACGCTCTCGGGCGGTGGGCGCTCGGCCAGCTCCCGAGCACCAGCAATTTTCTGCTTCTGGCCGCGCAGGGCTCGATCTCTCTCGCAGGACGGCCGGTCGCATTCGTGACGTCCGAGCGGGTAACAGCTGCGGGCTTCCTAGAAACGGGTTTATCGGCCGGCTTCAAGGTCACACAATTCGCAGACAAAGGCTCCTACGCCTTGGCCGGCAATGCAGCGATAGTGCGGATTCGACAAGCAAGTCTCGGTGCTTCGTTTCTGCTGTCCGGCGTCGCGGCCGCCGCGAGGGTCCGCACGCCCGCTTCGACACGTGCGATCCTTCTGTCAGGGGCGTCCGTCTCATTCTCTACCTGGCTCATCTCAACGCCCGGCGCATTTGCCTGGGCCGGCAGCAATTCAGCCTATGATCGCGACCACGAAGCCTGGGTGCGGCGACCGTTCGACACGTCGTCGTGGCAGGTGGAGGCGACGTTGCCGCCGCCGACCTGGAGCGGAGCCACCGCTGCAGCAAGCGCATGGGCAGCCGATGTGAAGCTTGAGAATGTCTGGACTCCTGCGTCGATTGAACCCGAACCATGGACGACGGAATAATGCCCCTCCTTGCTTACGGCGAATACCGCCCAGATGTCAGCGATTACGAAGGCCAGGCCTCGCGAGTTCTCAGTAAGAGTTACACACCACGTTTTCCGACAGTGCATTTCCTTTCATCCGGCAAACGTTCGGCCTGATCAGGTTACGTGCTTCGTACAAAGCCCACCAATTAGAAAATAGAGATTTACATGAGCAATCCTCGGTTTGATCCCAACTACAGACAACTCACTCGGCTGGATTCTTCGCGAACCAGCAATGGTGTAGCTCTTCAGCGAGACGGCCTCTCGCCTTCGCTCGGGTCTAACAATGCGAATGGGCCTCAATCATCATTTGCCAGTCCTCAATGAAGCGATCGGGTCGCCCCGGTTGCCGCCGGATTTGGCCAGCTCGCGCGGCCACGACCTCTTCCACCTTTTGGACCTGTGCCCGCTCCTGAAGGCTCAGAGGCATCGGCGCACGAGTTCTGGCGAAGGCTCAAGGATTTCTGGAGCTATATTTCGCCTAATGTAGGAGCATCAGGTGGCGGGAGCGACTTCAACCGATGCCTACGTGCTGCCAGTGGAAGCACCGAAGATTGGGAAGAATTTTGTCGGAGTATTCCATCCGGTTTGATGAGCAAGACAGTCGGAGGTGAGACGGCGAAACGAGCTTGCTGGTCAAAAACGTATGAGAGCGGAAACAACAAGACTGAATGGTGTGACAACCAATTCGGCAACTTCGACCCTCCATAGTTTGACATTGTTCCGCTTTTGTTCTAAATTCGCGCAAGCGTGGGAAACGTGCTTTTGCATCGTTTCAATGGTTGTAGTCTGAACAATCAAACGGGCTTCGTCGATGCCGTGGAATGAACGCGCGCTCGTAGAATATGAATTCCACTACGGCAAGCGTAAGCGTAGGGCAGTAGCGCGGCTTGGCTTTCCCGAACGAGATGAGACTCACGAGGACGAGTGGGTTTGTTCGTTTCAAATCGAAGGTCTTAGAGACAGCAGCGTCCGCCGAGCTCGAGGGGTAGATGGGCTTCAAGCTCTAACAATCGCAACTATGGCGGTTCGCGGGTCGCTCGACCGTTTGAAGATGATCAGTTTCGAGAAAGAGTCTTACGAAGTCGTTTTTCCACGATATTTGCCGTTCTGTTTTGGTGTCGACTTTCATCGCCAGCTCTGCGAGATCGTGGACAAGTGCGTGACGCAGAAGAAAAGACAGATTTCCAGACTGCGTAGTCGGAGAAAGTCCCGCTCCTAACGCGATAACTGATTTCTGGACTGCATTGCTCGACTCCGTGCGTGGCGAATGCGGGCATTCGGCTGTTCATCGTGCGGAAGCCGGCAGGTTAATCGCCGAACATCAGTTTCCGTGGTTTGATGGCTAGCCTGCGGCAGTGACGAGCACGATATTTTCTTGCCGAGGATCCTTGCCGGTCTCGTACTGGCAAGGCGGTGGTGCAGGTTTGGGATATGCGTGGCACGCGCCTGAAATCTGCGATGCCGAGCAATGTCCGGCAGCCTTGGCGCTCACCTTGAAATGAGGTCAACAGATAATGCCCCTCCTTGCCTACGGCGAATACCGCCCGGATGTCAGCGATTACGAAGGCCAGGCCTCGCGTAACATCCTCAATGTCATTCCGCGCGGCGACGGCTACGGGCCGTTTCCGTCTTTCTCGGCGTACACGTCTGCGCTACCGGCACCGTGCCGCGGCGCATTCTATGCACTGAAATCGGACGGCACGGTCATCACCTTTGCCGGCACGGCCACCAAGCTCTACCGGCTCAACAACATCGACTTCACCTGGATCGATGTCTCCAAAGGTGCAGCCTCCTATTCGGCGCTTTCGGCGACCGCACAGTGGCAGTTCGCGCAGACCGGCAACTTCGTCTTTGCGACGCAGGCAAACGCGATGTTGCAGGTCTTCGATCTCTCGTCGTCCACGGCCTTCGCCGATGCACTCGGTTCGCCGCCGCAGGCGGCCTATATCAGCGTGGTCGGCCGTTTCCTGGTGCTGTCAGGGCTGCTGTCGACGCCGTACCGGATCCAGTGGTCCGGGCTGAACAATTTCAATGCCGCAGACAGCTGGACCAGCGGCATCAAGTCGTCCGACTTCCAGGACTTTCCCGATGGTGGCATCGTGCGCGGCGTCGCCGGCGGCGAGTCCGGCATCGTGTTCCAGGACCAGGCGATCCGGCGGATGTCCTATGTTCCGGGCTCGCCGATCATCTTCCAGATCGATCGCATCACGCAGGACAAGGGCCTCTACGCACCGTACTCGATCATTCGGGCCGGCGAGCGCATCTTCTTCTACGCCGGCCAGGGCTTCCACAAGATCGAGCCCGGCGGCGTGCCGCAGCAGATCGGCCGCGAGAAGGTCGACCGCAGCTTCCTCGCCGATCTCGACAAGGGAAACCTCCAGCTCTTCATGGGGGCTGCCGATCCGCGCTCGACGCGAGTCTACTGGGCCTACAAGTCGGTGTCAGGCATCGTCGGTGCCTACGACAAGCTGCTCGGTTATGACTTTCTGCTCGATCGCTTCTTCCCGGTCGCTGTCACCGGCGAGTATCTGCTCGGCATCTCGCAGACCGGACTGACGCTGGAAAACCTCGACAGCATTTCGTCATCGCTGGACGCGCTGACGCTCAGCCTCGATGCCTACGCGACCGCGGTCCAGCCCGAAATCGCGCAGTTCTCGAACGCTCATGTGCTCGGCTTCTTCCGCGGTCCGAATCTCGAGGCGACGCTGGAGAGTGCGGAGCAGGGCACGGACGAAAACCGCATCACCATCCGCGGCTTCCGCCCGGTGACAGACGCCGCAACGCTGTTCGGCTCGGTGTCCTGGCGCGATACGCCGGCCGCGGTCGCAACGGCGGGTGCGGAAGTGCTGGTCAACGCGCGCACCGGCCGTTGCGACGTCAGGCGCGACACGAGGTATTCCCGCTTCAAGGTCCGCATCCCGGCCGCAACCAACTGGTCCTTTTGCGCCGGCATCGTTCCCGATCTCACATCCAACGGCACGCTATGACGGCTTACGTACCCGGCATTACCGAGACCGATCTGAAGAAGATCGTGCTCGCGATCCAGCAGCTGGCTGCCGGCAGATCGAATGCCGTCGGCAGCGTGACGCTGGCAATGGGCGCATCGAGCACGACGGTGACGACGGCGAATTGCGCCGCGGGATCGGTGCCGATCCTGGTCCCGGCGTCGGCGAGTGCGGCGGCGGAGGCCGGCAACGGAACGATGTATGTGAGCGCCGTGGCGAACGGCGCGTTCACGATTGCGCATGCGAACTCCGCGACGACGGGGCGGGTGTTCTTGTGGGCGGTGGTGGGGTGAAGGGGCGACCTTTGTCGCCGGTCACCTACTGAGCGCGCCTGAAACAAGCCCGCCCTCCATGCGCAATCTTTCTGATCATTGCTACTTTAGGAGAGCTCATGACTTACATTGATTATCGACGCGGATCTGGCCGTCCATTTCAGCCGGGCCAGGAGCCTGGCAACCGAGCTACAGATTTTGATCATCTGCAATACATCCACAGCTTGCCTGGAGCGCAGCCGAGATATTCCTCCGCCGTCCCGAGAGGGATTGGATATGGAAGCGTTGCGCCGGGATCGCTCTTCGAGACAATGCGATTCTTGAGACTGAATCCTGTCCCGGCGGACGGATTGACCCTAGCTGAAGCAACCACGACGGGACCTGCGGCCGTATTGCGCAGTGGCCCTTCGGAGCGAACCCCGCAAGCTGTAAATCGATCCCTCCCGCGTCCAGGAGGCGCCCCTGTAGGAAGACGACGCCCGCAAGGCCCGGGAAGAGTTCCTGGCGGAAGACTGGGAGCGTTGTGGATGCTTCTACGGACGCTGGATGGGCTCGTCGAAACGCCAGAGCCGATCCAACCGCCGGATTTGGGCTCTGGCCTAGGGTCGGAGCCGCCTCGAACCTCCGATGGGGAGGCCGGAGAAGCTGTGAATCCTGATGAGCGACACCTCACGCGTATGCCTTCTGAGCGATCCTTTTCGGATGAACCTAGTCCGCTTGCCACTCGCAGGCGGCCGACCGGAAATCTTCCTACTCTCGGGGGCCAAACGTCGGTAGGACGAAAGCGTTCTAGTATGAAAGTGGACGCTCAAAATGGTGGCGGAAACCGCGGTGTAACTCGAACTGACGATGAAGACTTTTGTGGAGCCCGCTGGGCTCGGGAGAAGGAGCAATGCTGGAACACTTGGCAAGAGCGTCGCGACAACGGGTTTGACGGCTACCCGTGGGACGACTTTCTTGAGGGGTGCAAGGAGCGCGCTCGTCAAAGATTCATGGCGTGCTTTCAAAACGGGGGGCGTCCGCCTCAGCCAGAGCTCTCCGAGTGGGGCCCTGAGGAGGAAGAAAGATGGCTCAACGAGCAGCGCTGAGTGCGTTGCTCGACGCTGGCGATCGATGGTATGTGTAACAGATAAGAGGTATTCCGACTAAGTTGAGTAGGTGTCGTCATAGCTTCGTTCACCTCACCCAAGGCCTTTGATGACTGGATCGCGGAAGTCCGGAGTGGGGCTTCTCTCGACAAAGTTATCCGCGTTGTGGCGGAGCGGCTGCCGAGTGCGGACGATGGGGACTATCGGTATCTTGCCAATGAGCTTGCGTGGTTGTTGCGGGAAGCCGGGCGAGACGAGGAAGCGCTACAGATTTTGGATGATATGCTACAGCGCTATCCTGACGATGTTCGTCCCGCCATCAGCAAGGCAAACATCTATCTAAATGCTCTCGATCTACCCGAGGAAGCTCTCAGATCGATCAACGTCGCGTTGGCGCGTGCGTATCGGACGAAGTCATTTAGAAGAGAGGCGCTTGGCGACAAGGCTCGAATCCTGTTAAGGCTCGCTCGCGGCGATGAGTTGTCGGACGTGCTGGAGGAGATTCTCTCGTTGCAAATGGTGCCAGGCGTTCCTGACATCGGACGAGAGCGCGATTTTGTTGATCGCGCACCGCCAGGGCTCATTCGAGAAAGCGTCCTCGACCGCTACAACGAGTTTCGTCCGAAACGTCCGAGCGATGGTTTGGCTGACGAGCCGCCAAAATACGAACCATCAAACGACTGGATGTGAAACCCTCAATCGCTTTCGTTGTCGCTTCATCTGAGATCCCGCGCCATCGGCATCGGCCGCGCTGAGGCTGGCGAACGTTTTCGCGTCGTCACGGGAGCCGGCGTGCCGTTCATCGTCTTCGGTATTCGGAATTGGTCATGAGCAATAGGCTGCCGCAGACACGCGGCGTCTACCCGGATCGACGTCATCACGCGCAACTCGTCTGCGTCGATCCGGACCACGTTCGCGAGGTTTGGCCGGTTGTCGCTCCACTCATTGAGCGGGCGATTGTCACGACAGGCTTATCGTCGTTCGCGGCAATCGAGCGTGACATCCTCGTTGGCGCCTCGTTGCTTTGGGTCGCCTGGACTGGTTCGGTGATCGAGGCGGCTGCATCCACGAGCCTTCAGCAAACGGATGCCGGCAAGGTCTGCGTCATCACCGCATGCGCTGGCACAGGCATGGCCGGCTGGCTGCCGCTGATCCGCGGGATCGAGGCGTATGCCCAAGCGGAGGGTTGTCGCTGCGTACGCATTTTCGGGCGGAAGGGCTGGGCGCGCGTGTTGGAAGGATACGAACAGACTTATGCGATCATCGACAAGTGTCTGCCATAGCCGACGGCAGGTGGGTTGCTTGTAAGGTCCTCACCATCGCGTTCGGCCCTGAAATCTGCCCAACGACAGATAATTTGACAGTGCGGCGCGACTTGGGGTTGTGATTGTTCTTGTTTTGTTCTAATGTGATCTTCGTGCGCAAGCTCGAGGTCACAGATGTCATACGTCGAACCTCAACCGGACGAACCTGATCTCCCTGGCAGGAACGAGAAGTGGCGTTGCGTCCAATGCTACGCGAACAACTCGCGCGACTTTCCTGCATTTCGCGTGGCGGGCTTGCGCTGTTCTGCACGTTGATGGCTGGCGTTGGCGCAAGCCACTCAGCGGCACAGCAGACTGACTTTACGCCTTACGCTCGGGCGGCCGACTATTGTCGCGACGACGTCGTGCGGCCGATCGCGCTCTCGGAAGCCAAGCGCATGCTTTGTCTTGACGGGGGGCGACGCCGAGCCGGTCACAAGAGAATACTTTTTTCCATTCGACCAATAGTCGCTGCATCGCGTTTGCGTCGCTCGGCGCGGCACAGACCCAATAAATTCAAAAGGAGTATCCTCCATGGGCGGACAATCCACTTCCACACAGACCGTGCAATCGCAGTCGGCGCCGTGGCTTGCCGCGCAGCCCGCGCTGCAGACGATGTTGGGCCAGATCAGCACCGGGCTCAACAATACCGGCCTGACGTCAGCGGAGACTTCTGCGCTCGATACGCTGAAGAACAACGCTGCGGCGGGCAATCCCTATGCGGGCCAGATTGGAGCTTATGCGCAGTCGCTGCTGAGCGGCGGCAACGCCACCGCGCAGGCCGGCAACGTGCAGGACAATCTTACATCCTATCGTGACCGGCTGACGCCATATGCGAACGGCAGCATGGTCGGCAACAATCCAGCGCTGATGGCCCAGCTTGCGCAGATCCGATCCGACGTCGGCGACTCCGTGAACTCCCAGTTCGCCGCTGCCGGCCGCGATTTCAGCGGCGCGAACCTGATGGCCTATGGAAGGGGCGTCGCGGCGGCAGAGGCGCCAGTAATCGCCGCGCAATACAACCAGGATGTCGCAAACCAACTTGCGGCCGCGAGCGCGCTCTACAATGCCGGCAATACCACGGCCAACACGTTGACGCAGATGCAGCAGAGCGATCTCGCCAATCGGGGGCAGGGCGTCGCCGCCGCGCAAGCGGCGCTTGATGCCCAGAACTATGGCGCCAACGCCACTCTCGCGGCGGAGGCGCAGCGCCGCGGCATTCCCGTGCAGGCGTTGAGCCTGCTCGCGCAGATCGGCGTGCCCATTGCGCAGCTTGGACAGCAAGGCAACAGCACGACGACCGAGACGCAGCAGAAATCCGGCGTGGACCAGTTCGCAACGATTGCGAGCGGTATCAGCGGCCTCGTCAAGGCCTTCAAGCCCCAAGGATTCTGAATATGACGGTTCAAACAGACACGGAGCTGACCGGGGGAGCTTTCGACCTCGCCAACGCAGGTTATGCGCAAATGCCGGATCCGGAGCGGGAGGCGGAAAGCCAGTCGATCGACAGCGACAGTGCGTCGCTGCGGGATGCGGCGGACCGGCTGGCCGATCAGCAACCCAAGATCGCCGTCAGGCAATATACCGACGGCGAGGGTAAGCCCGCGGCCGCAAACGAAGCTGTTACCCTCGCGCGCGCGGCGCGGGACTATGCGAGTGCTACGGCCGGCGACAGGCAGGCATCCCAGGACGAATCTTCGGAGGCGCTTGCTGCAAGGATCGATGCGCTCCGCGCGGAAGTGGTCGCCAATGATCCCGATGCGCCCGAATTCTACGGCTTCGAGCACGCTGAGGCCGGCGATAAGCAGGACGAGGGCGTCGAAGAGACGTCCGATGCGGCCAAGGACCAAGGCAAGCGCCCTGCCGAGCTCGATCCAGATATCGAGCAGCTCATGCTGCATCCGCAGGTGCGTCTGGCCCTCGAGGAAAAGGTCAGTGAGGTCGAGCGCGCGCGGCGAAGCTATGTCGAGGGCCTCGATGCGGCGATGCAGATCGCGCAAGTCAGCTTCGTCAGCCAGTTTCCGGAACTGGCCGGCCTTGCTCCGGAGCGGCTGCCGGAAGCTCTGGCCCAAATCGCGCATCAGGACCCAACAAAGCTGGCGCGCATCCAGGCAATCATTGCCGGCAGTGAGCAACTGCGCGCTCGTCAGAATGAGGAGATGCGGCGGACATCGGATGCCGCACGCCGCAACTTTCGGAATTATGCGAAGGCAGAGGACTCCCGGCTCGAAACGATGCTGAAGGCGGAGACGAGGGACGTCAGGCAGGCCGTCGCTCAAGAGATCATGGCCTCGGCCAAGGCAAGCGGCATCGAACCGGAGGAGATGCAGCGCCTGTTCGACAGCGAGCCCTTGATGCGCAATGCAACGTTCCAGCGCATGATGTATGATGCCGGAAAATACCGGTTGATGATGAAGGCGAAGGATGCTGCTTCGACGAAGGCGCTTCCGCCGGTGCAGCGGCCGGGTATGGCGGCAAGCCGCGGTGAACGCAACCAACACGACTTGAGGACGTTGAGTGCGCGGCTTTCGAGCACGGGCGATCTCAAGGATGCGGTCGCGCTTTATCAGGCAAGGCGAATGCGCGGCGAATGAGCGGGACCTCACCGGCACTTCGTTGCCGTTGACACGTTCGCGATGAGGTCCGAAGTCATTCGGAGGAGCTAGAATGAATTTCTCGACGGTTCAGTGGTTATCGATCATTCTCCTCGATGTGCTCATCAAGTTCCTGCTGGTGACGGCCGTGGGCCTTGTCGTGACCTACGGGCTCATATCCTTTGATTCGCTCGTCATGGCAGCCATTTCGCTGTCGCTGTTGCATTTTGTCTGTCTCTTCGTGGGAGCGACTCTTGTCGTGACGCCCGAGCTGTTGGGAATTCGGTTGTCGCCAATATTGAGGTTCGCCGCCAGCGTGGCGCTCGCCAACATCTTGTTCGTAGGCGTCCTTGCGGTTTTGATGTGGCCCGGTCCAAACGACATCCCGCGAACCGCGGACGGCCCCGTCCTCGTGGCGCTTGTCTTGGCGGCGACCAATCTCTTTGCGCTGTTCGCCGTCGCCCTCTGGGGCCGTCTGATCAAGCGGTTCAGGCCGACGAGGCGCGCCAACCAAACTCTGCCAGGCGCTTAAGCTGCTGTCAGTTTCCTTTTAGTCCCGAGGCTCGGGCCCTCCACCTTTGAGCAGGAGTTGAGCGCGCCAATGTTCATTGGCGTCGTGTCGCTGCTGAGGTCGGCGTGAGGGCGAGCCCCGCATTCGCGCAAGTTACCAACCTTCGGGTCGTCACGAGCGACCTGCGTCACCGGCCTCCAAGCCTCGATCATCCTAGCGCGCATGTCCTGAGAAGGTCGCGCGCCAATTGTCCTTGCAAGCAGTCGGAGTATTCGCGTGGATCCCACGATGCAATCGCCGGTACAATATAAGATTCCTTTCTCGGGTGGCCGACAGATCACCGTGCCAAGCGGGCCACATTACTACCAGCGGGAGCAGTGGGTCGGAAGTACGAGGCAGGGCAACACACCCCAATCGGCGTTTGAAGCGCTCAAAAGGCACGCGACACCCTTTCAAGGTGACCAGATCAGCGCTGATGGAGCCGTCATAGATGTCCGAAATTTGGGCCCAACTCGGCAGCACGTGGACGACGATCGATTGGCGATCGTAAACACCACGATGCCTGATCACGTCCTCCATCCGGGCAATGTCTTCCGCTCGATCGTCCAGAGAGGCGACGATCTATATGTCGTGACGGAAGGGTATGGGACGGGAATCCTTCCCTTTGCAAACGAGGAGGGAAAATTCATCTGGTCTTGGCCGGATCACAAGATCCGACGTGAACTCAACCCGTACTCGCCGCTTGGATATCCAATGGACGAGACGAACGCGTCCGCTGCAACGGGGGGCCGGGCGGAGAGTGAGGCGCGGCCCACGCCATCATCGCGGGCGGGTGAAAGATCGGAGCATCGGACCCCGCCGCCGATCTTCTTCTCACCGTACTGATCGGGCCGTTTAGTCTAATTTGCGAGAGCAGGGAGATCATGAGCGACAACCAACGAGACTTCATCGATCGCGCGGAATCCATCACCGGCAATCTCTACGGCGAGCCGATGTCAGTGGAGCGGATCGCGGTGAACTTCGCGCTCTATGGACTGAAGAAGCGTGTAGCGGCACTCGAGCGGTTCGACGCCGAACTGCAGGGCGAGATCGATTCGAGCCCTCACAGCCTGAGAAAACGCGTTCAGCTCGTCGATCTGCGCCGGCGCATGGGCAGCCTCCACGAGGCATTGCGCAAAGCGAAGCGATGACCCATCCACTGTTGACGGCGCTTGCGCAGGCGCGGCTCCGCGACGCCCCGATCTTCGTCAAATGGTGCGAGCTGAACGGTGTGTCGGCCTGTCCGGCGACGCCCGCCTCGGTCGCGCGTTTCGTGACCGATTGTGCGTCGCTGGGTACGAACCGGCTGTGGCCCGCGTTACAGGACATATCGCGGATGCACGTCGCGATCGGCCTGGCGGATCCCACGCTCGGAGGCCCCGCGGCGCGCGCGATGAGTGCGATTGCGGCCATCCCGCCGCCTCGGTCCTGGCCTGGACCATTCAAGCAACGGTTCGCCGCACTACCTTACGACATCCAGGTTCATCTCGCCGCGCACGAAACCCAGCGCGAACGCGCGCTCCGGCGCGCACAGAATGATGCTGCCTCCGCCCGCCAGAAGCTGGCGGCATGCGAGGCTGAAACGAAGGACGGAAAGACCAATGGCAACGAAGCTGCAACGCGCGACCAGAATTGAAGATCGCATCGAGGAACTGCGCGCGGAAATCGACGGGATCATCGACGCGCGCGTCGCGCGCATCGCAAGCGAAAGCCCCGGCGTTCCCGCGGGCGTGATCCGCAACCTCCTGACGGCCCGCGCGCCATCCTGCCGCTGCGCGCAATACATCGAGCTGTGCGGCAGCGAGACCAAAACGCCGGACTGACGGCAGGCACGACGACACCACGAACGGCGTGCCGGTAGCTCATGGCACCGCCTCTTCATATCAAGGATACAGGATGACTCTTTACAAGTGGTCTCAAACGGCGTCCGCCGACGCCACGGCAGATTCGACGATCAATTGGGCGGAAGGGCAATCCCCGTCCAGCATCAACGACTCGGCTCGCGGCATGATGGCGGCGATCGCCAAGTATCGCGACGACGTTGCCGGGGCGATCGTGACGACAGGCTCCAGCACGGCTTATGCGGTCAATACTTATCAGGTGTTTCAGTCGCTCTCGCAGTTGAACGGTCAAGTGATCGCGTTCACGCCGCATGCCACGAATGGCGCCGGTTCTCCGAACATCACCCTCAACGTGGACGGCTTGGGGGCGAAATCAATCCAGCTCAGCCCAGGCGTAGAGATCCCGGCTGGTACGCTGATCCAAGGCTCTCCCTATGTTGCGCTTTACAACGCCTCCAGTGGTATTTTTTTCCTGCATAACTTCTTCGGCAATCCGTACCTGATCCCGATCGGTGCGAGCATTGATTTCTGGGGGTCTACCGCCCCCAACAGCTCGTTCGTGCTGCCATATGGGCAGGCTATTTCGCGCACGACTTACGCGATGCTGTTCTCGCTGCTTGGCACGACCTACGGGACCGGGGACGGCTCCAGCACGTTCAACATCCCGGATCTGCGGGGCCGCGTGGTCGCCGGTAAGGACGATATGGGGGGCTCTTCGGCAAACCGACTTACCGCTGCGGATGACGGGCTAAACGGTGATAATCTTGGCGCAACTGGCGGCAGAGAGACGCAAACGTTGGAGACGTCGAACCTGCCGCCGTACACGCCGTCAGGGACGATCGGAGGGGCTATCACCTCGAACCCATACACCATCCAGATCGGGAACGGCACGTCGCATGGCGCGCTCGCTACCGGACCTGACGTCAGCTACCCTAAGACGAACGAAGCTATCCTAACATTTTCGATGTCAGGCGCGACGTTTACCGGAACGGCACAGGGGGGCACCAGCGCCGCATTTGGTATTCTGCAGCCGACCATCATTGCAAATAAACTACTGAGAATCATTTAGGACAGAATAAAAAGTCTCTGTGCCCTCCAAAACCAAATTTTGGGTGTGGAGTTCGCTTGATGTCTTCAATGGGGCGCCGCTCGTTCTGCCCAAACATTTGGCCAGAATAGCCCAGCTCTTCGAGGAAAGATCGAATTGGCTCGATTTCGCCTGGAGTGCTTTCGAACTGAATGATCGGGCGGGTAGTTCGGAGAAGCTGCTCTGCGCCGCGGAACACGTTTAGTTCATGACCCTCAACGTCGCACTTAATGAACTTGAGGTGAGGGATGGGCCCGAAATCGTCCAGTCGTGCAAGCGGCACACGGATAACGTCGCCGATATCTCTGCAAAGTGACGCGCTGCCGTCTCCGACGCGCTTACGGGATAGGTTTGCTGTTCCAGTATGATCTGAAAGAGCAACGTTGATCACCTCGACGTTCCGCAGGCGGCGACTCCGGATGTAGTCGACCATCTCTGGCTGTGGCTCGAAGGCGATAACCTTGCCTGTCGGGCCGACAGCGCGGGAGAGCCAGTACGAGTAGATGCCCTTGTTGGCGCCGATATCAAGAACAGTGGCGTCCATCAAGTTGAGCCGAAGCAGCGCTTTGAGTTGCGCGCGCTCGGTTCGGAATCTGTACCGCAGGCACCGGGCCAAAAAATGAAGATCTTCAAGCATGGCTTGAAGCTACCGCAACCTCAACCTGAGTCAACCAATGATAGACTTCAACGCCCTCACTCGGGCGAACTTACGGCGCTGGGAGCAAGCCACGCTCACCCGGAAGACGCTGAGCGACAAAGTCGCGAAGGCGTTGGTGGCTGCCAAGGCTCGATACCGGGCCGTGGAAGCAAAAACCGGCGTTCCGTGGTCGGTGATCGCTGTCATCCACCAGCGTGAATCGTCCCAGAACTGGAGCCGGTCGCTGGCCCAGGGCGATCCCTGGAATAAGATCTCGGTTCATGTCCCAGCCGGCCGCGGGCCGTTCGGAAGCTGGGAAGAGGCGGCCATCGATGCGCTGCTCAATTGCCATCCGTACCTTGCGAAGCGCAAGGACTGGTCTCTTGCTGGCGTTCTGATTGGGCTGGAGATGTACAATGGTCTTGGTTACGCCCGCAAGGGCATTCCGAGCCCGTACCTGTGGGCGGGCACCAGTCAATACAAGTCCGGCAAGTACGTTCGTGACGCGGTTTATGATCCAGACCATGTCGACCAGCAGCTCGGATGCGTTGCGATGCTGCTCTCAATGATGGCGATCGATCCCACCATTACATTCGCCGGCGCCGAGAGCACGTCCTCGACGCCGCAGGAGCTGCACAGGGCGCCTTCCATCGCCAACCCCTCCAAAGGCTCCATCGGCGCGTTCATCGCCCGCATCTTCAATGTCATCACCAAGAGGAAGTCATGATCACCGCGTTCGACAAGGTTAAGGCCTGGTTCAAGGATTCCGTGACCATCCTCTGGGCCCGCATTCAGTACGTCCTGGGAGTGCTCGGCGCCGGTCTGATCGCGGCGTTCTCCGGTTATGATTTCACGCAGCTCACGAGCATGGACGCAAATTCCGCGTTCAAGATGCTGCTCGCGGTCGCGACGGCTGGCGTGTTAACCGAAATTGCCCGGCGCCGGACCCTCTAAGATGTGGATGACCATCCTCAGCTTCCTCGGCGGCCCCGTCATCAAGGGCCTGATCGACGCTTACCAGGCCAAGCTCAAAGCCGGCAATGTTGATACGAAGATCGCGGCAGATCTCGCCGCGGGTGAGATCGCCGCGCAGACGGCCGAGGTCAACGCCATCATGCGATATCGTATCGCCGAGATCGGGCACTGGTACGAGCCCGACAAGCTGATGGGTTATTGCGTCGCGCTCTATTTCGCAAAGCTCCTTGTCTGGGACAAGGTTCTCGGATTGGGCTCGACAGACGCCCTGGCGGGATTTGCGGCGATCACCGCCAATCTTGTGGTCTCATTCTATTTCGCCAAGCGCGGCTTCGAGAATGTCGCAAGGATCATCAAGCGATGAGGATGCAAGACGACGAGATCAGGGCCATTGTGGCCGAGACGCTGGCCGAGCAGCACAGGCTCCAGCAGGAGAGCATCGATGCGATCGTGTTGAAGGCGGTCGCCTCGGTGCTGGCTTCTTTTGGCATCGAGGATGACGACCGAAAAGAACTGCGAGCCGATTTTCAGCACTTGCGGAGGTGGCGAAAGAGCGTGGAGCAGGCCCAGAGCTACACCTTCAAGGCAGTGATCACCGTCATTGCCACCGGGTTGATGGGAGCGGTCTGGCTCGGCGTCAAGGTCGTACTGGGCAAGTGAGCCTTCGCGGCGGCGGCGAAGTCACCGGCGCCCGGTCAAGCTCTTCCGACGCAATGAGCCACTTCATGTACAGAATCCGTATCGTCGATGCGTCCGATGACGACGTTGCCGAGACCCTCGCCGATCTGCATCGGCTCACGTTCTTCGATGCCGCGGCGATGCCCACGTTCGACCTCGGCGCGTGGTGGATGGCTTATCACAACGCGGACGCAGTCGCCTTCGCCGGAATTGTGCCCTCGACCCGCGTTCGAAACGCCGGCTATTTCTCCAGAGTTGGCGTATTGCAACGGCATTGGGGACGCGGCCTTCAGCGCAGATTGATGCGTGCGGTGGAGGCGAGGGCGCGGCGTATCGGATGGGACAGCATTGTCTCCGATACGACGGACAACCCGGTATCAGCGAATAACTTCATTCAGACGGGCTATCGGCTGTTCGAGCCCGAGACCCCTTGGGCCTGGGCGCATACGCTCTATTGGCGGAAGTGGCTTCACTGA